ACCATTTTCTACTGTGGTTTGTCCTGCTGCTTGTTGTTCTGTTAAACGAGTTAATTCGGCTTGAAGTTTTGTAATTTCAGCCAATGCTTGTTCTTGTGGTGTAAGTGAAACAGCTGCCTTATCAAACAGTTCTGGTAAACTTCTTAGAACAAATCTATATGTTTCTGTAACACCAGTTAACTCACCAATGCGAACCATCATACGACCAAACGCATCACTTGATGCTTGTTCTAAGTCGCTAATTGTTGGTTGCATTTTCTGGAAAGATTCTCCCAATGCAGTTGAATTCAATAGCATTTCAGCGAATGCTTGTGAACTTAATTTGCCATCAGCGGCCAAGGCGCGTAATTCACCTACAGTTCGGCCACTCTCACGAGCCATAATAACAAGTGCTTGTCCCAAGCCTTCAACAATACTGTTAAATTCATCACCACGAACAACACCACTATTCATAGCTTGTCCAAATTGACGGATAACGCCACTAGCTGTTCCAGCATCTGCACCAGCAACTGCTAATGCCTGTGACATTTTAGTTGTTAATTCTTCAACTTGTGCAGTGCTATAACCTAGATTTTCAGTCGCTGAACTTAATTTACTATATAGATCAACGGTATCTGCAAAACTTGTACGGTTTTGCACTGCCAATCCTTGCAGTCTAGTCATTGTTGATGCTAATTCAGTGCTTGAGTTAGTAACAAGACTTAATCTATTGCGATAATTTTCAAATTGTTTAGTAGCATCTATAGCAGATTTAGATACTGCTGTCATAGCAGTTGCAACGGCAGTAACAGCTAACGCGGCCGGACCTGCAATTCTTGTTATAGAAGTAAGCCCGGTGGCAGCGTTAGTTGCTCCTGGGGAACTTCCGATTTTATTGAGATTTTGTTCTACTCTGCTAAGGACACGACTTGCGTTGTCCTTAGCAATAATATTAATATCATAATTGATTGCCATCAGCGTTGTTTCCTTTTGGCTAATTCAGCCTTGCGTTCGTAATATTTAGCCCAAGCACGAATTTCGACGGAACTCAGTTTTTCCATCAGCTCGCTGACTGGCATATGAAGTTGTTCTGCTAATTGGAACAAGAAGAATATCTCCTTGTCCTTGATTAGTTTCCCAGGTCAGCCTCTTCAATATCCAGGCTATTCATACTATTAACAACACGAAGAATTACACTGGGATCAACTTCGTTCATTAATATTACTTTGTCTGCGCTCTTGAATAGACGGTTGCCATCTGCATCAACTGCACGAGTGATTAGGCTTTCAACAAGTGCTTCCACTTGCTTGCCTTCAGCGTGTAGTTTAATAACATTCTGCTCCTGTGCAAAACTTACTACGGGCTTGAAATAGATTTTTGTATCCCACTCAGGCACTTCTACACTTTTCATATTTTGTGCAAGTGCTGCTTTGAAGTGTGATTTTGCGTTGTCGATTACGCTCATTTTAGATTCCTTGTTTTGTTTACTGCCGGCATTACTATGCCTCTGGGTGCTTGGCTACTAGTACCAGTATCCAATACACCAATATATGGAACATTGTTTCGTTCAATTTGGAAAGTTGGAGATTTAAACAATTGCTCTCTGTATGTATGCTGCCAACCTGCTCTGGCTCTGCCTGTATTACCAGGGGTAGCAGATATTAGGTTAGCATGAAATTCTCTACTAGTAGCAGAGAAGTCACGGCCAATAGCCCTAGTAAGTTCATTAATAACTCCTTTTGGCGTACTGGCCATGACTCTTTACTCCTGATTAAGCAGTTTGGCTGCGTGTTAGAGCGCCAGTGCCTTGGAAAGTTACTGATGCGCTAACATTTTCTTCTGTAGCACCAGTGATTTCTAGAGCAGTAACGATGATATCGCCACTGATCTTCCATACGCCTGAGCCTTCACCTTCTGGATATAGGTCCATTGTGTAGGTGTTGCCTACAACAACATCGCCATCCTGACGGTCCCAAACAACATCAAAACTACCATCGAAGGCTTTGAAAGTTGTTGAGTATTCGCGATATGCTGGTGAATCGAAGTTTGTGCATTCGATTGTGTCTACTGACTCGTTTAGTGTATATGATGTTAACTGCGCGATTGCTGTGTCATCCGCCTTTAGAACACCATTTCTACCTTGTGTACATGCCATGATTATTACTCCTATGGTTACATGGTATAGCAATAACGCACAGTGTAAATCAATCTCATCCTACCGTATGGTGCTGCTTCACCTGTTTGTATTGCTTCTATTCTGGTTAATAATAAGTCTTTTGCATTTTTATTTAAAGTGCGATCTTCAGCCAATTTATTATCGATACCCTCAATAACTGTATTGAGCTGTTGATCACGATTTTTACCTGCAACATAAAGAACTAGTTCTACTTCCATTATGCTTTCGCCCATGGTGTTAGCAATACGAACTCGTTCTTCACGCATTGATTCAACGCTCACTGCGGGGAAGCCTGTTTTAGGCAACTCCTCAGGGATAATTGGATCACGACTTACAACTCCAAGTTTTACAGTGCGGATACTCTTGAGTGCCGCATATATCTCTTGGGCTATATTTTCTCTACTGCTCATCTGTATAGTCTATCCTGGCTATATTCTGTAATCTCGCCACTGGTTGTTGAACCATCGCCATTGGTATCATATTCAATACCAAGTGCAAATTGTAGGTCCATTTCTTCAGCAAAGCGTTCTTTGTAGAATTTTAGTTGTTCCAGGAACACATCATCAACACGGAATGTTGACAACTTGGGCATAATATATGTGCATAATGCACGGTATACAGTTGCCTTAGTCCACTGACCAGCAGTTAAGCGACTACGCTGAAAGTTTCTGCCATCGTGATGTTTGTTGTAATAACGAACCTGAACCTGATTAACTACATCAGTCTCAGCAAGTGCAAGTTCATCACTCCAATCATCAACACCTTGGTCAAAAATCTCTGGAGCATATTGTTGTAGGTCATTGTTTGTTGCAAAAGACATGCTATTTCTCCTGAATGTGGGAGGATATCTTTACCCTCCCACTAGTTGTTCTATTAGGCTGTTAGTAGGCGAACAGCGCGGCTGCCGTCTAGTAGACCAACGCCAGCGTGTAGTGATGCTACAACATCGGCGCCAACTGCTGCTGCACGGCGTTGTGCTTCAACATTAACATTAGCGAACATTGCGATACGAGCAGCGTCTGCACCGAATACGCAACCATCTTGTGCTGTCATGTATGCTGATTGGAATACGCGGATGCCACCAACTGAACCAACATAAGCGTTAGCCATTGCCATGTTCTGTAGATCTGAACCTGCGTATGCTGCACTACCGATTGCCTTCATTAGGCCAGCGGCTGCTGCTGGTGATAGAACTGCTACTAGAGCGCCCATTTCGCCGTTGCCGCGGATAACTGCTGCTGCGTCGAATAGTGCGTCTGTGTCAACTGAACCACCAGTTGTGATTGTGTCAGTGATGCCAGCGGCTGCTAGAACTGCTGAAACATTGGCGTCAAATTTTGCAGCAACAGCGTTACCTAGAACGCGGCCTAGATCTGCTGGGTTTACACCACCTAGATCACGGATAACATCGCGAGCAGCGATGATATTTGCTTCGATTGTTACTTTGTTTGCACTAACACCTAGTGCTGTGAAGTCTTCAGCGTCATGTGCGCCTGAAGTTAGTTCTTCAGCAGTTACACCGTTGAATACTGGGATCTGTGCTGAGAATGAACCACTTGCAATCATTGTCATTGGGACAAGACCACCAGTGATGTATAGACTGTTTTCTTGCGCTGTGTAAACGGCAGCGGCTTTAGTTGGGACCATAAGTGCGTCTAGGTCGTATGCTGTGTTAAATGCCATAATATTAAATCCTTTTGGCTATGTTTTAAACTTTCCCTTCCATCCGCCACTTTTTATAGATAGCACGATGTTCAGGATTGGTCATATCTAATGACCGTAGATCCATCTTCTGATGGTCTACTATGTTACGATTGCCTTGTGAATCGGTGCCGGCTGGGCCAGCATTACGGAAGTAAGTGTTTGAACTTAGGAATTCATCAACGAGTTGTTCCACTGTCATTGGTTCTGCGTTGTCATTATAGCGGATTTGTCCGTTCGCATCTTTAACAATTGCATTTCCATTACCGTCAAGAGCCAATTGTTCACGCAATAGTTTAGCAGTTTGTTCTGGTGCAACACTTTTCAACTTGCTAGCGGCGTTGATTAGTGCACCATCAATTTTAATACTTTCCAGTTGACTTCTAAGAGTGTTAACTTCAGTATCTGCTTTTTCTTTGGTCTTCTTGAGCAATGTCTCGAAGTCCTTGCGTTCCATTAGTTCTTGTTCTTCCACTCGTTCACGAAGTTGCTTTAGTTGGCGATATTCATCAACATCAACTTCTGCATACTTTTTGTTCACTTGTGACAATCGCTTGGTGACAATTTCATTTACTTCATCTTGAGTAAATGTCTTTGTCGTAGCCTGGGATTCAGTATTTTGACCCTCTGCAACTTCCCCAGTAGATGTCGCTTCAGTATTAACCATGTTTTCTGTCATGTCAGATTCCTTTGGGAGTTATATGCTTTATTTATGCTTCGCCGCTTTCTAGCGGGACCTCAACATTGGCAGCGCCAATGTCTGCTAAAACTTCGCTGAGCATTTCTTCATCAACTGTCATTTTAGCAATCTCAGTATACAAGGCACGCTTAAACGCTGACGATGGTACAGTTTCAATAGCCTTGCGATATAGTTCTAGTTCTGCGTGTTGGTCACGCAAATCAAAAGTTGTTTTATATTCAATTTCAAATTCTTCAGGCATGTTAAGTGCTTGCCAATCCAACCAGATACGCCACATAGCAATCTCTGTTTCTTGGACTGTATCTGCAATATCACTTAGTTTAGCATTAAGCAATTGACGCTCTGTTTGCAGTGCAACACCGCTCATTGGAGCACCTTTGGTTGCCTGTACAGCCGCAGTGTGAGTCATGCGCTGGATGCCTTCAACTACTTTATCAATAGTGTTTAGGATACTGTCAATACCAGCAGCGGTTGGCTGCAATAGGTATGGCTTTAAGCCTGGATCCATATCTTCCTGCATAGTAATAATACTGCCTGCACCTGCACTTGCAGTTGTGCTTGGTGTTTTAACTAGGCTTGGGTGACCACTAATACGGATACTTTGCTCTAGTTCACTTAGTAAGTTGTAGATGTATTTTTGCCCATCAGCAACATCAGCAACTAAACTCTGACCTAGGCCATTGACTGGTGCTTTAACTGGTGCATGGTTAACAAAAGGAATATAACCTAGTGGATTATCATACTGTTCCATGCCTACAACTTCATCTGGCTTACCAGTTGAATCTTTACTAACCACATACTTGACAACCATGTCTGGATACCAGCATGTTAGTGTCATAGTCTCATCATTCTCATGCTCACGCACTTTGATGTATGTTAGTTGTAGTTTTCCCGCTATATTGCGCTTATATTCCCAGTCCAGTACATTTTGTGGAGTATACACACAGGCATACGCTCGTATTCCTAACGCTTCTGCTTCCGCTTGTGTTTGGACTTTATATGAAGGCTTATCCACAAGAATCCAGACATTGCCCAGTACCATAGCTAAGTCGTTACCTGACTTTAGGAAACTATCCATACTCTGACCACTCTGGTCAGTATCTGATAGCCAATCCTTTACTAGTGGGTTGTCTGCCAATTTACCGAGGTATCTTTCAGGATATTCACGGAATAGGAAACTACGGTAAATGTCTACAGTAGTTTGCACATGGTTATCAAGTGGCGTAGCGGCCAGTCTCTTGCGATATTGATCGCCTGGACCAGATTCCTCACCAATGTAGTGTGTTAAGTATTCACCAGCACGATATTTGTCACCCCCTAGGTATGAACGGTAAAGATAATCTGCTTGTACTGTGTTGCTATCATAAGACGGATGCGTCTTTAATAATTTTTCTAGATTCATTTGTTTGTTTCCTCGAGGATGCTTGACGGGGTATGCGGATGATCAGTCCTGTGACAAGCGTTCAATATATTTAGCATTTTAATAAACCCCCCATATCGTTGGTTGATTTTCCGTCTGATCATGAGGTCTACGGATTGGATACAAGTAATCTATTAAGTATCCAACTGCGTCATTTTGGTGGTCATAGCCACTCTCTTTATCAGGAACACGGGTTCCTTCTTTATATTGATGTTTAGTGACACATTCAATAGTCTTACGGCAGCGTGGATCAATGAATAATCGTCGCTCGCCAGCAGCATCACAATACATCTTATTTACTGCGTTAATACGATCGTTCACCGCGGTGTGTCTGCGATGTGCTTTTATTTCAAATCCATATTGCATTAATATGCTATGGTCTGTTCTACCACCTGCGCTGGTTTTACGCTGCGCACCTGCAGGATCTGGATATGCTACTATGTTATATCCAGGATAACGGCGGACAACCTCCTGCGCAAGTTCATCCGTATTACTGTCACTGATAACAATCTCATCAATAATGTGCATACCAGTGCGTGTTTTTACTCCAATGACACCACTTACAG